GTTTCGATCAGGTTTTGTTGGGTTTAGTAGAGGTTAGGGAGGGGTTCGGTTGGGTTTACGCGGGTTCGGATCGGTTGCACGCAAGGAGGTGCAAGAGAAACTCGACAATCGCGCGCGCCCTCGCAAGCTCCCCTGGCTCGACAAAAAGCTGGACCGGCTCGATCGCGTGCTGGCGTTCCTGGAATTCCTGCCGATCACGAAGGGCAAGCTGGCCGGCAAGAAAATGCGGCTGTTGCCGAACCAGCGCGACTTTGTTTGCGCGCTCTACAACTCCAACGACATCAAGCTGGGAATATTCTCAGAGCCGCGCGGCAACGGAAAGACCGGATTGCTTGCGGGATTGATGCTCTGCCATTTGCTCGGGCCGGAGAGCGAGCCGCGCGGCGAGTGCTATTCGGCCGGCATCGATCGGATGCAAGCCGGCCTGATCTTCAACGAGATGGAGGCAATCATCCACGCGGTGCCGGAGTTCACCGTTCGTTGCAATATCCAACGCTATCGCAAGCTGATCGAGGTGCTGGCCGGCGACGGCAAGGGCTCGAAATACGAGGCGCTTTCATCCGACAGCCGGCGGGCGCACGGCCTGGCGCCATCGTTCTGGGCCTATGACGAGCTCGCACAGACCAAGGACCGCAACCTTCTCGACAATCTGCAGACCGCGATGGGCAAGCGCAACCGCTCGCTCGGCATCATCATCTCGACGCAAGCGGCAAGCGATCTGCATCCGTTGTCGGAAATGATCGACGACGGCCTAAAGGGCGCGGCCGGCGTGATCGTGCACCTGACCGCGGCGCCGGTCGATGCCGATCCGTTCGACCCAAACGTGATCCGCGCGGTCAATCCGGCGTTCGGCACCTTCCTGGACGAAGCCGACATACTGGCGGAAGCCGAGCGCGCCAAGCGGATGCCGTCATTTGAAAGCGCATTCCGAAACTTGCGGCTCAACCAGCGGATCTCGCCGCACGCGCGCAATCTGCTGTTCACCGCGGAAGCCTGGGCCGAGGGCGACGGCGAGATCGACCAGGACATCTTCACCGATGGCCGGCCGGTGTTCGGCGGGCTCGACCTAAGCGCCTCGATCGACCTGACCGCGCTGGTGCTGGCTTGCGAGGATGACGACGGCGAGGTGCACATCAAGCCGCTAGCCTGGACGCCATCGGAAAACCTGGCCGAGCGCCAGGTGCACGATCGGGCACCCTATGATGTCTGGATCCGGCAAGGGATCCTCAACGTGGTGCCTGGTGCTGCCATCGATTTCGATTTCGTGGTCGCCGAGCTCGCCGGCCTGTTGTCCGCAATGAACATCGTGCGGCTCAACTATGATCCGTGGCGGATCCACATTTTCCAGCAATCGCTCGACCGCTGCGGCGTTGCGGTGCCGCTTGCCGAGATGGGCCAGGGCTACCGCTCGATGGCACCCGCAATCGATGCCTTTGAAAAGCTGGTGGCGGAAAAGCGGATCCGTCACGGCGGCAATCCGCTGCTGCGCTGGTGCTTCTCCAACGCGGTCACGATCAAGGATCCGGCGGGCAACCGCAAGCTCGACAAGTCGAAAAGCTATTCGCGGATCGACGCCGCGGTCGCCGCTGTGATGGCGATCGGCGGCATGAAGGCGGCCGACGCGCCGCCGATCGAAATCACGGCGATGATCGCGTGAAAAATCAGTGTCGCATCTGGTGGGTTTTTTCGTCCCAGCATTCATACGGCGCGCTGCGTTTGAATGAACAGGGCACGCGCACCTCAACCCGCTCGATGGCCGGCGCGGGCTTTGCGGGTTCCTGCTGTGGAGGCGAAATTCGCAACAGCAACAGAAACACGGCAACGCCGGCGGCGACGGTGATGGTCCGAAACATGAAGATCCCCTTTTGTGCCGGCTGGGTTAGCCGGTTCCAACAGCAACCGCAACCAGTGGAATTACGGTGACCATCACCGCGCGGCACCGTCACATGCTGGAAGTCGCCGACCGTACCCGCGACCTCGACGTGATCGCCGGCATTGTCGATACCGTGCACGCCGAGGATGTCGGCTATTTCGAGATCGAGCAGGCGTTCCGCGATAGCGGCGCGCAATCCTATCTGATCGCCGGCGATCCGGTGGCGATCGTGCTCGGCATCAAGGAAATGCTCGAAATCATCAACGAGCAAGGCAGCACGCCGGACGAAAACCGCGCGCGGCTGAAGGACTAGCCAACATGAAATATTCGGTGAAATCGGCGCCGCCGCCTGGTGGCGATCCCTGTGAATTCGTCATGTCCGATAGTCGCGTCGATCGCATGGGCGACGTGATCGAGGCGGACGGCTGGGATCTGAAGAATTTCAAGTCGCATCCGATCGCGTTGTTCAACCACGATCCGAACCAGGTGATTGGCACCTGGGCCGAGGTGAGGATCGAGGGCAAGCAATTGCGCGGCCGGCTCGACCTGGCGGAAGCTGGAACCTCGCCCTTGGTCGATACCGTGCGCGCTCTGCATTCCCAGGGCATCTTGCGCGCGGTGTCGGTCGGATTTCGGCCGGTTGACAAGAAACCTTTGACCAAGGACGCGGACGAATATTTCGGGCCGTTCCGTTTCACGAAATCCGAATTGCTTGAATGTTCGCTGGTGGCCGTTCCGGCCAACCCGCGGGCGCTCAACGCTGCGAAATCGCTGGCTTTGGCCGGCGACATGCTGGCCGAGGTGTTCCGCAAGGATGCGGGGCCTCGGCCGGCGCTTAACGCCAAGCCTGGCACCGATCTCTTGCCGACAGGCAATCCCATGAAAACCCTATCAGAGCGCATCCAGGATGCGCAAAGCCGCGTTACCGAATACCGTGATCTGTTGACTGTGCTCACCAACAAGGACGAACGCGACGACAGCGAGGAAGCGCAATTCCTCGAATTGCCTGGCCGGATCGAGCGGCAAGACGCCGCACTGGTCGGGCTGCAAAACGCCGAACGCGCGCTCGGCGCGCAGCGGCCGACGCCGACGCCGGGAACGCCAGGCGCACCGGCGATCATCGGCCGCGCCGCGCAATTCGAGCGCAAGTGTGCACCTGGCGAACATATCGTGCGCGCGATGGTGTCGCATCTGCTGTCGCGGGTGCATCAAAAGCCGATCGAGGAAGTGCTCCGCACCTACTACGCGGGCGACGAAGGCACCGGCATCATCTTGCGCGCCGCGATCGCACCGGCGCAGACAACCGTTGCCGGCTGGGCGGCGGAACTGGTCAACATCGCGGTGGCGGATTTCCTCAATCAACTGCCGATCATTGCCATGTATCCGCGAATTGCCGCCAAAGGGCCGCGGTTCACGTTCGGCCAATATGGCGTGATCAAGATCCCGGCGCGCTCGGCTACTCCGACCATCAACGGATCGTTCATCGGTGAAGGCCAACCGATCCCGGTGCGCAAGCTCGGCCTGAGCTCGATCTCGATGACGCCGAAAAAGATGGGCGTGATCTCGGAGTTCACCCGCGAAATGGCGTTGCACTCGATCCCCTCGATCGAGGGCGTGGTGCGCCAGGCCATCAACGACGACACCGCGGTGGCGATCGACACCGTGCTGATCGACGCCAATCCGGCCACCACGATCAGGCCGGCCGGCTTGCTCAATGGCATCTCGGGGCTAACGCCATCCGCGGCGACGACCCGGATCGACAAGATCATTGCGGACATTAGCGCATTGATGGCGCCGATCATCGCCGCGCGCGGCGGCCGCGATCTGGTGCTGTTGTGCAATCCCGCGCAAAAGCTCTCGATGTCCTGGGCGGTGACGCCGATGGGGCAATTCATCTTCCAGGATGGCGAGCTCGCCAACCGCGGATTGACGGTGGTTTCCTCGACCTCGATGCCGGCCACGCAATTGGTGATGATCGACGCCGCGGACTTTGCCTCGGTAACCGGCGATAGCCCGCAGTTCGATGTCTCGGACGTGGCAACGATCCATGAGGAAGATACCGCACCTCTGCCGCTCGTTACCGGCGCGCAGGGCTCGGGCGTGGTCGCTTCGCCGATGCGCTCGCTGTGGCAAACCGCCTCGATCGGCATCCGCATGATGCTGGACATGAACTGGACCATGCGCCGCGCCGGGATGGTGTCCTGGATGACCGGCGTCACCTGGTAGGAGGATCAGACATGGCAGACGACAAACACAAGCACGCGGCGCCTGGTGACCACGACCACGACGCCGCCGAAAAAAACCGCAAGGTGGCCGAGCAAGCGGCGGCGGCATCCGCACCGCCTAAATTCACGCCGGAACAACTGGCGACACCGGCGCCGCAATTGGCCGGCACGCGCCAGATGTACGTCATTGTCGGACCCTATCGCGGCAACGTGCTGACAATGCCGGACGCCGAAGCCGAGAACGCCAAGGACAACCATTGGGCGGTGGAAATGGAAACCGTGGCGCCGCCCTATGATGCCAACGCACCGCGCGAGCACGACCACGAATTGACCGAGGAAGATCGCGAAAATGCGGTCAAGGAAGCCAATGAATGGGCGGCCAAGGTGAACCAACCGCCGGAACCGCCGCCGGATCCGCCGCCGGAAGGGCGGGCGGGGCCTGGGCGGGCACAACATCGGTGACCGTGCTTTCGCGGGTAATGGATGCCTTCCGCGGTAAAGCCGCGGAGGGCGAATATCGGCCGGGGCCGTATCCGCTGATTTCCGGCGGCGTGATGCCGGATGCCTGGGGCCAATATGCCAATTTCTGGCAGATGGGCTATCCACCGCAGGGCATCGGCGGTTTCGGTTCCTGTTCGGCGATGGTCGAAGCCTGCGTTTCGGCCTATGCGCAGACCATCGCGCAATGCCAACTCAATCATTGGCTCGACCTCGGCAATGGCGGCCGGCAACGCATCACCAACTCGGCGCTGTCGCGGGTGCTGCGGGCGCCGAACGACTACCAGACGGCATCTGATTTCATTCTCAACGCGGTGCGCTCGCTCTACCTCGACGGCAACGCCTATGCGCTGGCGCTGCGCAACGATCGCTATGAGGTGTCGAGCCTGCATCTGATGCGGCCGAATTATTGCTATGCCGAGCCGATCCAGGGCGAGGTGTTCTATTCGCTCGGCGGCAACACCATCATCAATTCGCGGCTCGATGCGCTCGGTTTCGAGCCGCTGTCGGCGGTGCCGGCGCGTGACGTGTTCCACGTGAAACTGCATTCAAGCTGGAACTATCTGCGCGGCGAGACGCCTTTGACCGCGGCGGCGCTGTCGCTCGCCGCCGGCAATGCCGCGCTGTCGCAACTCGGCACCTTCTACCAGAACCAGGCGCGGCCAGGCGGCACCCTGCAAACCGATTTGAACCTGACAAGCGAACAGGTGACGCAACTGCGCACACGCTGGGAAGAACAATCCAAAGGGCTCAACGCCGGCGGCACGCCGATCCTGACGCATGGGCTGAAGTTCGAGCCGATCACCGTCAACGCCGCGGACGCGCAATTCGCCGAAACCATGAAATATAGCGATCAACAGATCTGCCAGGTCTTTGGCATCCCGATGGCGATCATCGGCTCGGAAGCGCAACCGACGGGCTCGACCGAGGCGTTGATGGCGTTCTGGATCTCGAAGGGCCTGGGGTTTGCGCTCAACCAGGTCGAACTCGCGATCGATCGGCTGTTCGGGCTGTCGAAGATCGACGGCGAATACAGCGAATTCGACACTACCATCCTGATGCGATCGGCCTTCAAAGACCGCATGGATGCGCTGACCAAGGCGGTGCAGGGCGGGATCTATTCGCCGAACGAGGCGCGCGCGTTGGAAAGCCTGCCTGCCGCCGAGGATGGCGAGGAACCGCGGGTGCAGCAACAGGTGGTTCCGTTGTCGGCCTGGGATCAGATGCCGGCGCCGAGCGCGCCGAGCTCGCCAAAGCCGGCGGCGGATCCGGAAAGCGCGGCCGAGGATGCCGCGCCAGGCGACAGCGAAATCGCCGGCAAGATGGCCGAGGTGACCCGCGCGCTCGAAGCCTTGCGCGGCACCATTGACGAATATGGCAACGTGGTGCGGCTGCCGGGGCCGCCTGGCGAGCCGGGGCCGGCTGGGCCTGCCGGCGAGCCTGGATATGGCGGGCGCGCCTGTGGGCTCTACAGCGCGGGCGCGGCCTATCGTGCGATGGACGTGGTTTCCTTCAACGGTAGCGAATGGCGGGCGATCGTGGACAACCCTGGAACCCTGCCGGGGCCGGATTGGATGCTCGGCGCCAAGGGCGCGCGGGGCAAGCGCGGCGAGCGCGGGCCGGCCGGCGAGGTGAGGGCCACGGCATGAGCTCGATCGCCGCCTCGGGGCTCGACCGCGCCGCGTTGCCGGCCGGTTTGCTTGCGATCGCCAAGTCGCATCTGCGGGTAGATGGAACCTATGACGACGCGTTCATAACGGACATCCTGGCGCGCTCGATTGCCTGGTTTGAGCGGGTGACCAACGTGTCGGTTAATCCGGTGACCTGGACCTGGGCGCCGGATCAGGGCGATTTCGTCATGGGCGCCGCGGTGGTGCCGGTGTCGCCGGTCAACACTTTCACCGTCAAGGACGGCGCCGCGGCCGATATTTCGAGCGGCTACCTGGTCGAAACCATGTCGCAGCACGGTGTCGGGCTGTATTCGATCGTCGGCGCATTCGTGTCCGGCATGAAGGTGACGCTGGTTTCCGGTTATGCCTCGATCACGGCGCTCGATCCGGGGATCACCGACGCGGTGCTGCGCTACACCGGCCACCTCTATGAAAACCGCGAAATCATGGTGCTCGGCACCGACACGCAAACGCCGGGATGGCTCACGGACGTGATCGCCGGCTATTGGATGCCGAAAGTATGAAATCGGTCGAGGTGTTCCGGGATTTCGACTATCAGGCGCACCCGCGCCGCACCATCCGGTTTCACGCCGGCGTGACCTATACCCGCGTGCTGGAAGCCGCAGCCAAAGCGATCGAGCGCGCGGGCGCCGGCCGCGTCGTAGGACAAGCCGACGCGGCCGGTTCCGTTATCGATGCAAGCCATGCCTTCCGGCCTGGCATTTGGAGGGTAAAGCCATGACTGACCTCGTAGTCGTACCGGCGAGCGTGCTTGCCGGCGCCAATGCACAGCGCGCCGCCGGCACCGCCGGCGTGGCCATCACCGCGGGCCAGGCGATCTATCTCGATCCGGTCACCAACCGCTATCTGTTGGCCGACAACAACGCGGTCGATGTCAACGCGCGGAAACCTACCGGCATCGCGCTCAACAACGCCGCGCCGAGCCAACCGATCAATTTGTTGACCTCGGGCGACATCACGATCGGCGCCGCGGTTGTCGCCGGCACCGATTATTTTCTGTCGGGCGCGCCAGGCGCGATCTGCCCGCGCGCGGACGTGGTCACCACCATGAATGTGACGCTGATCGGGCTGGCCAAATCCGCCACCGTGATTGCGGTCGATATTCAATCGTCGGGCGTCACGCTCTAAATGCCTGGCAACCTCGGCCGCGTTAATCTTGCGCAAGTCAGTGGCGCCGGTTCGTTCAAATACCGCATGACCTTTGCGGCGCGCGACACCGCAAAGGATGACTACGGCAACACAATTGGCACCTGGACCGATCGCTTCACGCTGTGGGCCAACATCATCCCGCGGCTCGGCGGCGAGGCTGTCATGGCCGCGCGGCTATCGGGGATGCAACCGGTTATCATCCGGGTGAGGCAATCACCGGACACCGACCAGATCACCACCGATTGGAAAGCAACGGACGAAAAAGGCAGATCCTACAATATCCGCACCACGGTCGATCCGCTCGCCGGCGAGGGCGAAGCCGGCAAGTACTACGACATGATGGCGGAAA